TGTTGCCATTCGGGAAAGGCTGGCCCACTTTGCGTATCACGTCCGCATTCTTCTCACACTGCTCGCAGGTCCCGGCGTAGGTTTTCCAGCGCAGCCGTTTAATGCCCTGCTCACGATAGCGTGATAAGCGCGCTTCCAGGTCATCTGGCTGCCAGACCCCACGCGAAGCATCAAAAACGAGCAGTGGCTCTACGGCGTCGGACGCTGCTTCCTCGAGCGAGCAATCCTCAAGTGTCTCCAATCTAGGGACACTTGCCTCCATCGACTGATCCAGGCCATACACATAGCGGGCATCGCCAACCGCCAGCACGATGCTATCAAAACGCAGCTCCAGGCCAGGAATGCTGATAATCGGCATGGGAGCGTCGGCTGGTAGATAGGCCAGCGTTATGTGCGGTGTGTAGCCATGCTCCTGATTATGCGGGAAATCGCGCTTGCGCAAGAGGTCTATCAATGCCTGCCGCCAGTCTGGCAGCGCGGGAATATCGACGCTGGCATAGAAGACTGTTGGCTCACCCTCGGGTACAGTGGTAAAGCGTCCGATGCCGGAGATTACGCCTTTCAGCGGCATAGCCAGCGCAGCGAAATCGGCCACAGCCTGCTTCAGGTCTTCGATGTCGCCGCCAAGCTCGCTTACATCACCCAGGAAGGCCAGCGTCACGTGCAGGTCCTCAGCAGGCTCAGCTTCACTGCCACCAAGCGCCAACTGCCGAGCTACGTCTGAAGATGGAAAGAGTGCCACCATCACACCGGTGTTGCCACTCGCGCTTTCTTGCAGCCAGGAGCGCCAGCTTGATTCCTCTTGATCGGGCGGCGCTTCACGTCCGGGGTCAATTTTCCCACTATTGCCACTATTCTTCCCAGATTTTCCAGGACTCTGCTCACCATCTGATGACGTCGCGTTTTTCTGGGTATCAATTGCTGCCTTTGCGCCCACCAGGCTGAGCTGGGCTTGCTGGCGCTGCTCGTCGGCAATCTCGTCCAGCCGCTCAATCGGAATGATATCCTTGCCGGCGACGATCACCGGCGTTGAGCCGCCTTTCTCGTAGGGCTTCCTACCCATGGCTGCGCGTTCCTCATCCGGGGTGGAGAGGCCCACACGCACTCGCTTATCCTGCACATCCACGATCTCCTTGTCATCGCGATAGTCGGCGTAGCGCGTGGTGATAAGCCAGTCGTAGACACCGAAGCCCTGCTGAGTGATGCGGTAGTTCAGCTTCTCCATGATGAGCCGCTTGAGCGGGTCGGTGGTGTTGTATTGGAAGCTTTTATGCTGGCTCTCGCCCGTCCCGCCGCCGATGTTGCCCGTCTCGATGACATTTACCATCGCAGGCGGCGTCCCGCTCACAGCCAGGATCTCATCGCGATTGCCCTTGCGCCCGCCGCCAAAGTCGATATCGACCGATGGGCGATTGAACTCGTGGAGCTGCGCGCCGCCGTACATCACCGGGGGAATATGCGCGTTTTTGGCACCGGTGTAGTTCTCGCGGTGAAAGGCGATGAGCCGCCTGGCTTCCTCTTCATCACCTGGTGTCTCGATCCAGTACGGCGGCTTGGCTCCTTGCCGGAAAAAGCGATGCTGCCAATTCACCATATTCTGATCGCTAAAAACGGCATTGTTGAGCTTTTCTATGAAGCTGAGCGCCTGCATGCTGGCGCGCGGGCTGGGCCGCCACCAGCGAATGATGTCGCGCGGCTCAAAATAAATCTCCTGCGTGGAGTGCGTGAGCTTCTGCGAATAGCCCAGGATTTCGCCGGTGGGCGCGAGCCGGTAGTTCATGGTAATGCAGTCGATCTTGTGAATGGCATATGGCTGCCCGTTTTTCGACACGATTTCGGCGAAGGCCTCGCCGAAAATACCGAGATCGGTGGCGACGGCCTCGATGAACTGGAGGAAATCCCAATTCTCATCGGTCCTCAGAATGAAGTCCTCGAGCAGCTTGCGGTTGTTCTCATCGCCCTCGCCCTCTTTCACCGGTTCGATGGCATAGCCGCCCGAGACAATGCGTTTGGCCGTCGTATCGATGCTGGAGCTGATCCACGGAATATTCAAATAGGCATTCCACAGCGTCTCCTTGCGCTCCATATCGGTGAGCGTTGCGCCCTGGCCCTGCCGCCGTTGGTCGGGTGGCAGCCCCAAGGCCTCGTTCTCATCCCAGGCCAACGAAATGGCGCGGCTGGCTTTGGCGATCTTTCGGGCCTCATAGGAGACGGGCGAAAGGTCGCGCCGCCTCACTACTTCCTGGACCGTTTTTTTGGTAGGGCGCGCCCTGGATCGGCGATAGCGTTTACTCATGGCCATTCCTCGTCATCGTAGTAGTCCTCGTCTTCTCCCTCGGTATCGGCAGCCAGGACCATGCCACCGCTTTTAGCAAGTGTGAGCTGCTCGAAGGCTCCACTATTGGCGTCCACCTGGTCGTCATGCACGCCTTTGGTGGGAAATGCGCAGTGTTCGTTGATAAAGGAAAGATTCCAGGATGCCTGCACCAGTACGAGATTGCCTGCCTCAGCCTGTGAGGAAACTGGCGAGGCGCGCTCCAGCTTGTTGCCGGTGGTGCGCACGCCGGTAACGGTATAGCCTGCCAGCAGTTTCTTGTAGCGAGCAATCACGTTGACCCCGGAACTCCCTGGTTCCTGCTCGATGTAGATCGGCACTTTGCGACCATCCAGGGCGGCTGTCGCGCGTACCAGCGCTTCCACTCCCGCCGGTCGCAGCCGGTCGCGCTGCACATCCAGGACGTAGAACATGCCATCACGCCTGCCCATCTTCACGCCAACGGTGTAGTCAGGATCGTTCTCGCCGGTCTCCTCGGTCGCGGCAAAGTCCCAGTAGCGGACCGTCTTCTCTAGACTTGCCGGTGGCACCTCAACGAATTTGAACCATTCACGCTTGAACATATTGCCGCTGGGGCGGATATTCCAGTCACCATGCAAAAGGCGGCGGCGCTCAACGAGTGGGAGGGCCTTGAGCCAGGTGAGGTATTCCGGGTTGGTCTGCATGAGGATCTTGTTATCATAGATGCTGGCGAAGATAAAAGTGCAGCTTTTGGCATCAGGATGCTTTTCTCCGGGCGGAAGCCAGATCTGCGTATCATCCTCCATCAGGAAGTAACGGATCTCGCCCGAGCGCGCAGGCTGACCTGCATAAGTATCATCCACCCAGGGCGCGAAAAACTCTTTGACCCAGGAGTCGGCATCCGGGTTCATGGTGGCCCGGATACGCGGCTTAACGCCACACAGTGAGCGGTTGCGCGAGAAGAGGTAGACAAACTGCGAGCGAGAAAAATGCGTCAGCTCGTCAAAGCCAATGTAGGCAATCTGGCTGCCCTGCCACTGGAAACGATCCTGCTCGTGTTCCATGTAGCCAAAGCGGATCTTGGTCTGAAATTGCGGCCACACCCACTCGAAGCGCGTCTGCTTACTTTTGCCGTCGGCCAACGGATAGAGTTTGCCTGCCTCGTCCCACAGTCCACCCTCTTGCATGATCTGCTTGGAGGTCCGCCGGAAAATCACTGCACCAAAGCCTGCGACGGGCTTGAGGGCAGCGAAACGCAGCGGGTCGAGCAGAAGCGCCCAGGATTTGCCGCCACCAGCAGCGCCTCCGTAGCCTGCAATGTCGGCAGTGCAGGAGAGGAAGCGCATCTGTGGGCCTGGCTGCGGGCCGATGCGCACTTCATTCGATTGCAATCGCACGAGATCCATTCCCAGGGCCTTGCTCCTCTTCTTCATTATCAAGGGTGGGCAGGACGAAAACAGCGCGGAAGGAGACCACCGGCTCGCCATCTTTGCCGGTAAGTTCCTGGCGTTCAGTTGGAGCGCCACGCGCCAGGCGTTCGAGATCAGTGGAGATTTTGAGGAGCTGCACCGAGGCGTAGCTGCCGAACTCCTGCGCTGCCATCAGTCGCTCAATTTGCTGTACAGCCTGCGAAGCCGCTTTCTGCCCGATCTCGGCATGGCGCGCATTCATGGCCTCGATCTCGGCTTCCTGCTTGAGACGGCGTTCCTCGGCCCGCTCACGGTCGTATTGCTTGACACGCTCCTGCCAGCCATGCTCTGAGGACCAGGC